ACTTTAGCACGAAAAGTGGGACTAACTGCATTGGCGGAAAAAGTAGAAAAGGCTATTACTAAAACAGAAGAAAAAGAAATCGAAAAGATTGGTGCAGAAACTGCCGAAAAAGCTTTGGCTGAAACTACCGAAAAGGCTGGTGAAAAAGTTATAGAAAAATCTGTTGTAGAAGAAACTGAAAAGATTGCAGAAAAAACCGCAGGTAAAACATTACTTAAAAAGATACCATTTTTAGGTGCACTGGCAGGCTTGGCTTTTGGTACTCAACGTGCATTTGGCGGCGACCTTACTGGTGCTGCTTTGGAAGTTGCATCAGGAGTTGTAGGATCAGTTCCTGTTGTTGGAACTGCTGCCAGTCTAGGCATTGACGCCTATTTGGCTGCAAGAGACTTTGGAGTAGTTGGTGGAGAAAGTAAAGAAGAACCAACTGCAACACCTGTGGCAACAGAACCTGAAACTAAAACTTATACTGAAGGTTCTAATGAAACACCACCTAAAACAGCACCAACACCAACAGCGACTGTAACACCTTCTGCACCAAATGCAACATCTGAAACACAGGCGAGAACAGGTGTAGATTTGTCTAACAAAGGTCAACGTTCTACAATGGTGAATGACCCTAGAATGAGCATGGCTGCACCAACACCACCTCAGGCCAACCCATTAACTGAAAAAGTACAAAATGTCATTAATAAAAACAATGACATGAAACTGGAACAAAATGTGGCACCAAAAACTACGGTGATTGATAATTCAAAAAATATTACGGCAGGTGGGTGGTGGTTCTACAACAGAAACAATTACGACAAATGCTGTGCCTGTACGTAATGATGAAGACACATGGAATAAATTACAGAAACTGAATTATAGACCCATATAAAAAACCCCGCACTAGGCGGGGTCTAAACTTCTAAAAGGAGATTAAAGTTTATTCTTCAGCTAACTTAGCAAAATAAGCCAAGTCATCGTCATCTTCAGTTACAATTTCAGGTTCTGGTTCTGCTTTACGTGGCGCAGCCTTCAATGTTTCAACTGTTGTTTTTGCAACAGGTTCTTCACCATTAAGACCAAGAACTTTTTCCAAACGTGTCTTCAAAGCATCATATGTTTTGAATTCTTTTTCGTCTGTCAATTCTTTCAAACTGAATTCTGATTTCCAAATTGCTTCTAACTTAGCGTCATCATCAAGCAATGGTGATGGTGATGCAAACTCAGACTTATCATAGTTTTGATAGCCTGCAACTTTAGTAATCTTCAATTTGAAGTTAGCACCAGACCACAAATCAAATGGGTTAAATGCTTGTTCATCTTCAAATGTTGGATTCATTACACCTGTAATCTTCTCAAAAATCTTAGCGCCAAACTTGAACAATTTAACTTGTCCTTCATTCTCTGGATGCTTAGGATCAGATACGATATACACATTAGCAATGTAACTTAGTTTACGTTTTTGTTTACGTACAACGTCTTTGTTGGCTTCAATGCCAGAGGTCCACAATTTGTTGTTGTGTTCACATACTGGACATTGCTGACTCTTAGTAGTCAGACACTTATCGATTAGCCAACCGCCAGGTCCCTGGAATCCATGTTCAAAGATTTTAACCCATGGCAATGAATCGTCACCATCTACAGCAGATGTAGGTAAAAAACGAATAGTAGCCATGCCGTTACCAGCTTTGTCTACTTCGGGTCGCCAGAAATTATTGGATTTGTCAGAGCCTTCTGATGTGTTGAGTTGCTCAACTTTGGCTTTTAGTTTGTCGAGATTGCTTGAAGATTCTCGTTTGAGATTTGCGAATGATGTCATTTTATTTCCTTATTAAACGGAGTATTACGGAGTATTAACGGATTGTCCACTTTGTACATAATATAACCATATTTATACACTCAGGAGTGTACTCAAAATGGAGATGGTTGTCAAGGCATCTTTGTGAAGTATACCAGTACCACCTGCTTTATTCCACGCATCAATGACACCTTCAGTATCATCAATGAGTATGGAATTTTTATCTGCATATTGTGCCTTGAGAGAAGCACCAGGCACAAAAATTGCAGGATATGTAATGCCGTGTTTATCTAACCAAATTTGTTTTTGGCGTGATATAGAGGCATTACTTGAAGGCCTTGCTGTAGATGATAACATCTCAATAGGCACTTCAATTGTTTTAAGATAATTGAGTAAGTCATCAGCATCCGGCATTTTATTCAATGTAGCAAATGCATTAGCATTAATAAACTTATGAAACAGGTCACCAAATCTACGGCGACTTTCTGCTGATGCAGGTGATACATTAAACATTTCTTTGAACTTGGAATTAAAATCACAGATAACACCATCCATGTCCAAATAAACTTTAGTAAACTTATGCATGTTCTTTAATCAACTCTCTTAAAATGTTTTTGAATTTAACTTTGTCGTAATTGATAAATGGTGTATACTTTTCACACTTCAACCGCCAATTCGGCCAAATAATATCGTCACTTATCTTTCTATTCCACATAGGAAAGAAATTCATAATATCATTAAGTATCACCATTGTTTCAATTTGAATCGATCCTGACATAACCTCACGTAGAAGATTAGGATGTTGACCATCTATGACTGCCAACATTTGTTCAGGATCATCATCGCCTAAGAGACCTATTATATCATTTTCAAACACATATGTCAAGCTTTGGTTAACTTTTTTATGTTTTGTGTACCATTTTTCACCTTCTGCCGATAACATGTCGCCAATCCAGTTAGATTCGCCGTGAACCAAATTTGCTATAAAGAAATTCCTAAGTTCTTCTAATGTATACTTACGGGATAATTTATAGAATTGATACTTGGACTTGTGCTTCATAAAAGTTTCTTTAGATACATTGGTTTTGCCATTGTACTTAAAGAAATCATATGAAGTTGAGGTGAAGTGAGTCTTTAACGCATTATATAAGGCAAAGGCCGCAAAGCCTGTGTTCTCATTCATATAGGCAATTTAGAGTTTTTCTTGATTAAGTTAACTGCTTGTGCTTCTTCACGAATTCTAGCTTTAAGGTGAGATGAGATTAATGTTGCAGCAACCTCAATCTCTACACCAGTATCTTCACAATATTGAACAATGGTTTCCATACAAGGCAAATTGTAATCGTCAGCCATTTCTTCAATCTTCAAACTGAATTCACGTATCTCATCTTTAGTAGGCATTATTTTTTACCTAATGCATAGGCCATACAAACAGGTTTTGCATCTGTTTCATAGGCACATTTAACAGAGATGGGATCTACACCTTTTTGAATTGCAGCCTCAATGTTTCTTGCCATGTTGTTTCTATCGTTGATATTGTACATGATAGCACCAATGATGATAGAACAAATGATAAGAGTTCCACAAACTGTTGTTGTTAGTGAATTTTTTTCCATGTTATATAAACTCCTTGTTTCGGTCGATTCGGTCTCTTTTGGAACGGTAGAAAATATGGTTACCAATTTGCTTAACTTTTTCCATCCTTGTCCAACCAGGTTGGACGTAGGAGGCGTGGTAGTAGGTTGATCCATCAGTAACATCTTTCATTTTATCATAGTTAACAACCAGATTGGTTGCAAGTTCCAGAATCTCATTATATAATCTTTTATCATGTATTGTCAAGTCATTTTCGGTATATCTTTCACAATACCACGAAAATTGACACGTCCCATTGGTTTTTTGTTTAACCACGGAACATATGTCATCACCGTATCCAGATTGGACTCTGTTTACAGTTACAAACGCAACGGCCTTCCAACCCTCAACAGGTTCATGGGCAGCTTCAAAATAGATATTCTTTGCTAAACAAGTAATTTGCACTTTCGTTGGATTAGAAAGGTCATCATAAGTTGTTTTGAATGGTAGAACATTACGAGTATCTACATTGATACAGGATAGTGCTACAATAATCACAGAAAAGAATACGCTTATGAGTACAGGTTTACTTCTCATTGGGCTCTCTTTGTTGTTGAACAAGATGATAGGTTTTTACAGGAAAACCTACCGTAAACCTTAACACATTAGAAAGTGTATTTTGCGCCGACTAGGACTGTGTTGCCATCAAAGCGTTTAACATCGATACCACCTTTTTGATAACGGTAGTCAACTGTCAAACCAACTTGTTTAGTAACTGGAACTGTAACACCAGCACCTACGATACCAACATAACGGTCACCCTCTTTGATTGGCTTGTCGTACAAATATGTAACGCCTGCTTTGCCTGTCAATGTTGCAGAACCTAAGTTAACAACATCATAACCAGCAATTGCACTAAACTTGTCTAGATTACGTTTAATTTCACGGTCAGCTTCAGCAGTAACGCTGAATTTACCAAAGTGTTGGCCAATAGTTAAACCAGCACCACTACGGTCTTTGTCGCTGTAATTGTCAATAGAACCATTAACACCAACCTCAACAGCTGATGCAACACCAAATGCAGCCAGCAACGTGGCCAATAGAACTAACTTTTTCATTAAAACTCCTTTAAGTTGAAATTGGTTGGTTATTCTGTTACGAGGAAACCAACCGAAACCCTAGTCAGCGTTTAGGCTGCCAATACAAATTTTTCATCATTTGCTTTTACTTTAATTTACTTTTTACATCTCTCTGTGATGAGTTGTCCATGCCTCTACTTGTTACCCTGTCGAAACCAATACTCGCCCATTAAAGACACTCGTGGAATATCCTTAATGGACGAGGCCGGAGTCGAACCGGCGTCCAGAATACTTTTTGATTTACTTCATACAACCATAATTAGCGCACCGATTCGGTGTGCTTATGCTTGATAGATTTCTTTAGAATCTTGAACCAGAGTTTTTTTACCTTTTCAAGGTTGTGTTCAAACTCTGCACGGTTTAACTTTTGAATTAGTTTTTTGACTTTCATTAGTTTGGTACCGCCACTATTTTTTTGATGCCAGTTTGTGGATCAACCATTTCTTGCCAGTGATAACCGACAGGAGGTGCTTGTACAATTGGTTGTTGTACAACAACACTTGGTTGCTCAACCACAACTGTTCTTGGTTGTGCTAATTCATATCCTACAACACCACCGATAAGTGCAGGTCCAACCCAGCAACCACCACAACCATAATGGTAGTGATAAGAAGGTCCACGGTGCCATTG